TAACTCTTGACCGTTTAGAATATTCAGAAAAAATCAAAAAACTTATTCGAAAAGAATTCGATAATGTGTTGACTCTTCTTGATTTTGAAGAGAAGGGGCATGATATTTTTCGTAGGTGGTACGTGGACGGTAGAGTCTTCTACCATAAAGTCATTGATAAGAAAAATCCCAAGAAAGGTATCATTCAATTAAGATACATTGACTCAACCAAAATCAAAAAGGTTCGAGAATTACAAAAAAACAAAGACCAAAAAACGGGTATAGACTTAATTAAAAAGATTGATGAGTATTATATATACAATGAAAAAGGATTACATTCAGCAGGATATGGTGGAGCACAACAAGGTATAAGAATTGCATCAGACTCCATATCATATACTCCTTCAGGTTTGATTGATGCAAACAGTGGCAAGGTTATGTCTTATCTTCATAAGGCAATTAAACCTGTCAATCAGTTACGCATGATTGAGGATGCTCTTGTCATTTATCGTATTTCTCGTGCACCTGAACGAAGAATCTTTTACATAGATGTTGGTAATCTTCCCAAGATTAAAGCTGAGCAATACTTAAAGGATGTGATGAATCGATATCGCAATAAGTTGGTATACGATGCATCTACTGGTGAGATAAGAGATGACCGAAACCACATGAGTATGTTGGAAGACTTTTGGCTTCCACGAAGAGAAGGTGGTCGAGGTACAGAAATTACAACATTGCCTGGCGGCTCTAATCTTGGAGAGATTGAAGATATTGTATACTTTCAACGAAAACTATATCGGTCATTGAATGTACCGATATCTCGATTGGAAGCAGAAAGTCAGTTTAGTCTTGGTCGTTCCACAGAAATTACTAGAGATGAACTGAAATTCACCAAGTTCATTCAGAAGTTGAGAAAGAAGTTTGTTCACTTATTTACAGATATTCTAAGAACTCAATTGTTGTTGAAGGGAGTTATCTCTCTTGATGATTGGGATAAGATGAAAGAACACATTCAATATGATTTTCTGAAGGATGGACATTTTGCAGAGTTAAAAGAAGCAGAACTTCTTAATGACAGAATTCAGGCATTAGATGGGATACAGTCTTATATCGGTACATTCTTTAGTAAAGAGTGGGTATTGAAACACGTTCTACGCATGAATGATGGTGAGATTGCAGACATGCGAGATCAGATTGCAACTGAGGCAGAAAAAGATCCAATGGATGGTGGTGTACCAAATGATGGTGGTGATGGTATACAGAGATACCCATCAGACTCAACTGGCGCAGCAGTTGATCCAGAAATGGATGCTGGTGACAGAGCAAGAATGCAGATGGGCATACCACCTGAAGGTGAAGAAGAAGAACCACCTCCTGAATAAAGGAAATAGAAAATGAGTAAAGAAATGATTGATGCGTTGGCCAAGTCTGACAATTTGGGTGCAGAACAAGCATTTAAGGATGCTATTTCTACAAAAGTAGGTAACGCATTAGAGAATAGACGAAAAGAATTATCTGGCACATTTGTAAAATCTGCATCTCCAGAGGAAAACGATGAAGAGAATTGAGGAAGTCTATAATTCAACAGTTGTTGAAAAGGACGAGCATAAGAAATCAAAGGAGTATAAAAAATTATCTCCAAAGATGAAGGGTGCAGTAGATGAAATTTTCAAAAAAATGGATGCTAAACCTTCAGATTTCCTAAATACTTTTGAGAAAACTATACAAGACGTATCGAAAAAATTTAAGGTTCCTGAAAGGGATCTGATGAATTATTTTGAAAAAGAAATGTTATCACTTTAGGAGTATACAATGGCATTTACTACACAAACACTAGTAGACTCAGATTTTGAGGTTGTAACAAAAACTACTATAACGGGTACGAACGGAACTGCTACTAAGGTTGTTGATGTGTCTGCACTTGGTGGTGCGGCAACTGACCCTAGAGTTTCGATTGTTTCTTGTTGGTGGACAGTTAGTTCGCAAACAGATATTGAGTGGGATGCGACAACCAACGTAGTTGCTTTATCATTGAATACAAATGGTAGTTATAATGCAGGCGGGCAAGCATTACCTTCTATTGCAAATAATGCCGGTACAGGTATTACGGGTGACATTTATTTTGAAAACGATGCTGCCTGTGTCGGAACCATCATTTTGAAGATGAAAAAAGTATCTGGTTGGGATAACATAACGTAAGGAAAATAAGATGGACACGGTAAAACTAATATCCGAAGCAATTGAGGACGTAGAATATATCACTGAAGAAAAAGAAAACGGTGGTAAGAACTATAAGATTCGTGGCATCTTCATGCAAGCGGATGTTAAAAACCGAAATGGCCGTGTTTATCCTATGGAAGTACTGGAAAAAGAAGTCACTCGGTACAACAAAAAATTTATCAATGAAAATCGAGCGTATGGAGAACTGGGTCATCCTGATGGACCAACAGTTAACCTTGAACGTGTATCACACATGGTTACAGAATTGTATCCAGAGGGTAAGAATTTTGTTGGTGAAGCAAAAATTTTGAAGACCCCGATGGGAGAAATAGTTAAGAACCTTATGGATGAGGGTGCGAAACTAGGAGTTTCTTCTAGAGGCATGGGAAGTTTGGATCAGAGGAATGGTGCAAACTATGTGAGAAATGATTTTTATCTTGCAACTGCGGCAGATATCGTAGCAGACCCGTCTGCTCCAAATGCATTTGTAGAAGGCATAATGGAGGGTAAGGAATGGGTTTGGGATCATGGTTCGTTGATCGAATCAGAACTTGTAGAGATGAAAAAAAGACTTGACGTTAAAACACGTCATAGACAAGCAAATGCGGAAGCATTAGCGTTTGCAAAATTCCTCAAAATGTTATAATTTATAAATATATCTAATGAAAAACAAAGGAGACTTCCTATGTCTGAGACAGACGAACTAGATAAAACCATTGAGGAGCTTGAAGCAGAAATTTTGACAGAGTTGGGTGAGGCCAATGAACAGGACGCTCCTAAGAAGGGCGCTGCAGCTGCTGAAAAGTCCGAGAAACTTAAAGGTTCTACTCCTGGCGGAGAAGTTGTGGACACAGGGAAACCTGTTGTTGACCCAGAACAGAAAGATGCCCCTGCCAAGAAATCTGCGGCAAAGGCAAAAGAGGTTGGTGGTGATGCTCAACAGAAGGGTGAAGGTTCACCTGATAAGCCTAAGAAACTTGCTGCGGGCGATGAGTTGGATCATGACGGAGAAGAGTTGGATGAAACTAGTAAACAAGAAATGATTGAGCGAATAGTGAAGAAAATGGAAGGTATGTCTGCAAAAGAACTTGCCGCCATGGTCGATCTTGACGCTGAAAATGATGATGAAGCTGATATGGAAGAAGCTCGACTCAAGAAAGAAGAAATCGAAGAAAAAATTAAGAGCATTAACGTTAAGGAAGATGTTGCTGCTTTAGTTAGTGGTGAGGGCCTCTCCGAGGAGTTTCAGGAGAAGGCAGCAACCATTTTTGAAGCTGCGGTTAAGTCAAAAATCCGTAGTGAGATTGTACGAATGGAAGAGGACTACAGAAAGCAACTCGGAGAATCTATTGAGGAACAAAAAGAGGAATTGGCAACTAAGGCCGATGACTACTTGCAATATGTTGTAGAAGAATGGATGAAAGAGAACGAGCTTGCTATCGAACGTGGTCTTAAGGGTGAGATTGCAGAGGACTTCATTGCTGGTCTGAAACAGTTGTTTGAAGATCATTATATTGATGTTCCTGACGAGAAGTATGACGTTCTAGAAGCACAATCAGAGAAAATTACTGAGCTTGAGGATCGACTCAATGAAATGATGGAAGAAAATATTGAGAAGAAGAAAGTGGTAGAATCTCTTACACGGGAAACTGTCATCGTTGAAGTATCTGACGATTTGGCAGAAACAGAAGAAGAGAAGTTCAAGGAACTCGTAGAAGATGTAGAGTATACGGATGAAGATTCTTTCCGTAACAAGCTCAATACTCTGAAAGAAAGTTATTTCCCTAAAACTGGTGGGGAAGAGTCTTTCATAATTGATGATGAACATAGTGAAATTGCACAGGACATTGATACGACTGATACGATCAAATCGTATATGTCTGCTATCAGTCGTACCAAGAGTGCATAATTTATAAATAACTGTAGAAAAATAATTAAGGAGAAACTAAAATGTTTCAGACAGAACATCTACAAGAAAAGTGGCAGCCAGTCCTAGATCACCCTGATCTTCCGAAGATTGAGGATTCCTATCGCCGTGCAGTCACTACTGTTATTCTTGAGAACCAAGAGAAAGCACTGAGGGAAGACGCAAGTTTTCTTTCAGAAGCTGCTCCTATTAACTCCACTGGTGGATCAATTTCCAACTGGGATCCGATTCTAATTTCGCTCGTTCGTCGTGCGATGCCGAATCTGATTGCATATGATGTATGTGGTGTACAGCCGATGACAGGTCCGACAGGACTTATCTTTGCCATGCGTGCTTCTTTCCTATCTTCGG